TCTGGTAATGTAAAGCCAAATAAAACCGACAAAAACATTATTAATGGCTGTAGTACAAAATGCCATGCTAAAGCTATTCCACAAGTCCACCCAACAAAAGGTCTCCAACCTGCAACAAATATAGATTTATGAGTAGCTTCTGCTTTATTTATTTCTAATTGCCCTTTAGCTAGTTCCTGTGCATGATTTTCTGCCATAGTTGCCACCTCATGTGCCAACTTATTTTTCATGTCTTTGTCCTCTATAAACTTACCGAGTAAGTTACTTACTGGACCTATTAACGCTGTTAACATTATTATCTCCCTTATGTTCGTGACCCATCCATATACCGAATACACCTGTCATTACACCCATAACAACAGACACAAAAGCAGATTGACTAGCAGTTGGTGCATCTAAATCCATGAACCATTCGGCACATCTCCAGGACATTATCGTACTAGCAAGCATCATAAATCTTGGTAGTATTTTCCATTTTAAAAAAGTTTCTACATTCATTGTATTAAAATCTCATTTAATCCGAAGCCTTCCAATAAAACTAAAGTAAAGAACAACAAAAGAATACCTCCTGCTATTAATTTACCACTGAAGTTAGTAGAACCAATCTTAATAGCAACAAACTCATTACCCAAAATTCTTAGTGATAACTCAAAGCTGTTTTGCCCTATATCTAAATTGACTATTTTCTTTTTACTTCCATTTGTATCTTCCACTGTAATTCTCCCCTTTTAATCTTCCTACAGAAAGTTTTTTGCATCTATACTGAGTGGGCTTCCATAATGGATAGTATTTATATACCTGTCTACTAATAGCCAAAGCTCTTTGCTTACAATCAAACTCTGTTTCATATGGACCATATTGATCTTCTAATACTTGGCAGTTATTGGGTATTCCTATTACACAAATTGTTACAAGAGCTTTAAACATATCATCTTACAAGTAACCCTATAAGCATTACTATCGCTGTACCTGAAGTAGCTATCATAAGATGTTCCATACGTTTTATTCGTAAAATGGATTCTTTCCATCGCTCATCAGAAACAGCAATATGTTTTTCTAATGTAACATGTATCTCTTGTAAGGTTGGTTTAGGCATCTACTTCACACCTCTGAATTTTAACCCTTGCATAGATTTACGACCACCCCGAGAAACTTCGCCACCTTTATTCATCTTCATAGGTTTGTTATAAACCATACCACCACCCATAAATTTTTGAGTAGCCATTTTATTGGTAGGACTTACATAGCCACCCATATTGTAACCATTTTGAGTTTGAAATTTTTCAGCTTCTATCTGTTCTTTTATATCTTGGTAGTTAGGATTACTAGGATCCATGTCTTTTAACATCTGCTCTAGCTCCTGCATTCTTTGATCGTCCATTGTTATCTCCTATTCGTAAAAGTTATCGCCATATAATTGAGGTAATGATTGCATAGAAATAGATGGAATCGCACTAGCTTGATAAGTATTCATTATTCCCATGTTTGTTGGAGGACCAACAGGTTGTCTACCCATATCATAAACAGGGGTAGCATCTATTTGTGCTTGAGTTTTTCCTGGAAAAGAATTAGGTAACGCAGCTATCCCTCTATTTGCTAAACTCAAACCAAACTGTGCAGCTTTATCTAAACCTAAAGCTGGACCAGCAACAAAAGATAAACCTCCTAAAGGAGTGTTTTGTCCAGGAACTAACATATTATATAAATTAGTACTCAAAGCTACATTAGGTTTATAGCCTATCATTTTTTGGAAAACACTCATTATCCCACTAGGTTGTTTACCTATATCTGATATGTTTTTAGAACGATCAATTACGTCAGCTGGACCACTATCTCTTCTGTTTTCATCTTTAAAATCATCTGCGGTAAAATTTCCACCCATCGCATTACCGATAGCTGCTGCTGATTCTTCAGGAGTATTACTTCCAAAATCACTAGCATCATATGCCATTATTGTCCTGCCTTACCATTTGCATTCTGGGCTTGCCTTTGTAATGCAATCTGTGCTCTCATTTGTGCAATATCCTCAGTGGTTTGGATACGCTCTCTTTGTATCGCATTAGATTCATTCATTTTTTGTTTATCTAACTGTAACTTAGCTTGATCCTGCATAGCATCTTGTTGCTGTTCTTGAGCTCTTAAATCTAACTCTTGTTGTTTAATATCTACTAACGGATCATCACTTTCTTTTGGTGGGTTCGCTTGTAGATATTCTGCCATTAATTCTGCTTGTACTTCTGATATTCTATTTTCCATAGCTACTGGATCTGGTTGTGCCTGTTGTGCCATAGCTGGATCCATCGCTTCATCCATAGGTGGTTGTGCCATTTCCTGCTCTACCATTACTTTTGCTTTCAACGCTAAATGCTCATATATATGTTTTTCTAATGTCATCAATACTGCTGGTTGTAATTTAGCCGTTTGACTTTGCATATATATCTGGTGTACTGCAATATGTGCATCATGGTTTTGTTCAGGAAACGCAGTCAATTTACTTTGTCCTATAGCAGCATCACTCGCTTCTTGGTTTTCTGTTCCAGGATCTTTTGGTTGTGGTTGTGGCTTAGGAGTTAATATCTGGTCAATATTACCTACACCTAAAGCTTCGTACATACGTTTATAACTCTCATACATATTGTGCATTTCTGGTGCAGCCTGAGCCAGTTTTAATTGTTCTTGAGCTAAAATTACTCTTTGCGACATACTAAAAATATTAGGGTCACTTACTGGAAGCACATCAATACGTTGGTCAAAATCTTGTGCTTTAATTTGTTGGTCGACACCTGTCTCATAAGGATAAGGTACAGGGTCTTGTGCAAATTGTTTGGCAAGCATTTTTAATTCTATTTTCATAGAAGCATGCAATCTTTTATGCACAGCATTAATTACTCTAGCACCACGCTCAAGTAAAGCGATTGTAGTTCCAACTGGCATCTCTTGTTTACCATCACCTACACCAATATCACTCGTGCCTACAAATTTTTGTGCCGCCGATACAACAAATCCCATTAGTTCAAATAAAGTTCTACTTGGTTCTTTATAAGGTAAAGGCATTAATACTGAACGTAAATCTCCTCCCGGAACATCTACATCTCTAAATTCTCCAGGACTCAAAGGTTCACTATCATTTGCAATTCGCATTCCTCTTGCTTTAAAACCTGCTGGCATATTTGCCAATGTACCTGCATCTATTAACTGTCTGAGGTTCGCTGTCGCTGTTCTACTTAAATTACCTATCATATGAATTAATCCAAAACCATAAAAACCTAATCCTGGAGTAAATTTATATTGTACAAAATGTTGAATCTTTTGCCTTTGTATATCGTCTGGCATAAAATTACGGCGAACACTCAACACATCACTTGTATCACTACAAACAGTTACAATGTATGGTAATTTTATGCCAGTCTCTTCACCCTGTTCATCTTTATCTGTATATTCTTCTATATCTAAATAACAATGGCACTCGTACAATGTAAATTCTTCATCATAAGAATTACTGCTCGTACCCGAAATTTCATTATACTTATCGGTAATTTGGTCAGCTTCTTCAGCAGAATTACCTTTCATATCTACATTACTGTAAATTCCATTCCGTTGTTGTTTTTTAAGTTCATTCTCACTTATTTTTATAGTATGCGTTACTCTCTCAGCACTGCGTAAATCAGTTGCTGTGTAAGGTACTACTAATTCTTCAGCAGGGATAAACTTACTTACAGGTCTACCTAATACTTCATCGCGATAAACCTTTTTAAACGCACTACCAGCAAGACCTAGAAAATATAACATCTGATCAAACTCAGGCTCGTATTCTTCCATCTGGTACATAACCATATAATTCATGTACTCAGTTACTCGTTTTGCTTGTTTTTCAACTTCTGGGGTAGAAGTTCCTACTATATGAGCTCTCACTGGACCACCACTCGGCATCATCTCTTTATATGCCCCAGCTTGAAACTGAGTAACAGCTTCATTTAGCATAGGGTGGATTACTCCAGTCGCACCCTCAAAAGGTTCACTACGTTGCTCATAACGTAAACCAAGTAAATCTAATCCTTTTGTATAACCCTCTTCCCATTCAGAACGGCTATTTTTATCTTCTTCTACAGAATCTAATATATAATCGGAAATTTCATTTAAACTATCTTCAGATAAATTATCTACAAGATTATCAAAAAAGTTTTCTGGCTCACCACCCATAGGGGTTTCTTCATCGCCAAATTTTATTTCTACACCACCTTCATCATCTTCTTCTATTTCAAAATCTACCTGCTGAGATTCTTGTTCCAGTAAATCATCTTCTTCTAAACTCAATGTTTGGTTAGGGGCTTCTACAAGCGAGCGGTCTACATTACTTGGACGTGGTGAAATAGCCATTAGTAATAAATCCTTTCTTTAGGTATTGGATCCTCATCTTGATAATCCTCTGGGTGAGTTATAAACCCTCCCTCTCTAAATCTTCTCAAAGCTTGGGACATCGTATCAACATAATCATCGTGTTCTCCTGCAGGAAACGCTGCACACTCTTCAACAACATCTTCAGCCCATGATGTATCTGGATACCATACTAACCCACTTTCGAACAAAGGTGCAACAGAATTTACTCGAGTGATTTTATCATTTCCTCTACTAGGAGAATAATTAGTGACGGGGATCCCCATCTGCCTCAGTTCTTGGGTCAATGGCATACCCGATGCTTTTGCCTCAATTA